ATGAAATGTTGCACCCAATGTTGCACCTTATACTTTGCCGTAGTTGAAACAAGAAAAAATATAATATATAATCACCATCGAACGTACATAGATGACCTTTGGGCTCTATGTCTAATTTTAGGACTGGGCAGTGTGATGCCCTACCCACATATACCCATGAATATGTGGTTCTGCGCCGCCTACAAGCTAGCACACACAGGCGGTAGCAAGATAATAACGGTAGCTAGGGGCGAGAAATTGCCAACAGCAGACCTTTATTATATAGCGTTTATAGTAGTAGTCGCTGCACTGATCAGCAGGCGGATGAGGCTATAAACTTAATAGCACCTAGCGATAAGACGCTCGCGGAATGCCAGCGCTGTAAGTCTAGGAAAGGCCAGAGAGAACCGTATTGATTACGGTTGAGAGATGCCGCCGTTGCGGCGGCATCTTTTACTTTATAGAAATAAAATAAATAACAGAAGGAGATATGCAGTCATGAAATTAAAAGATAGGATTTCTAGATTCTTCAATAAAAACAAGAAGGCAAGATGCTCGACTTCTTGCAATAAAGTTGTTAAAAGATTAGATCCGTCTTTAGATGCGAAAAATATCCGCTCTGACTGGGAGAAGGCGGGTAACTCGATAAGCGCAGGGATAAATCAATATAAGAAAGAAATAGACATAGACCTTTCAGGATGCGAAGTAATCGGATATAGAAACGAAGAAGGGTATTTAGTTTTACCAAAAGAATACGATTATTAAAAAGTACACGCCTGCGCGTGTACTTTTACTTTGAGTTAATCATATCCCAGCTATCATCTAGACTATCTAATGTTGTATGAGTATATATATTAGCAGTCATCTTAATATCAGAGTGCCCCATTAAATATTGGGCGGTGCGAATATCAATACCTTTCTTTTGAAGATTGGTACAATACGTATGCCTGAGTGAATACGTGGATAAATCATCGCCGAAAGGATAAGGTGGTATAAGCTGATTCCTATACATCTTACAGCCCATCTCTATATTTATATCTCGTACAAGACTTTTCCAAGCGAACAATCTCTTTTTGTGAGATAACGTATTATTCTGAGATGTGGTGATTAAATAGCCGGTAGATCCAGTTAGTAAATCACTTAACATATCCGGAAGAGGCACATATCTATCGGCCGCTGCACTCTTGGTTCCTCGTACATGAATATATTTACGTTCTTTACTAACAACTATATCTTCGTACTTTACCCTCGCCGCCTCAGAAGGGCGGCAGCCACATAGATAAATAAGCATAAAGTATATAGCGTACTGATGTTTTAAAGCGCATTTAACAAATACCTCTTGCTCTTCGGCGGTGAGGGAACGTCTTTTATTTAATGTGCCCGTAGGTTTAGATATATCTGCAGCTGGATTAGAATTAATCAAGCCATTATCCACAGCTTTTCTAAATATAAAATTAAGCTTCTGATACACTTGCCCTATGGTGTACTTGCTCATACCCTCATACTTATTAATAAGAGATTGGCACATTATAGGGCGTACATCCTTAAGCTTATAATGACCAATCTCACTAACTATATATTTCTCTGTAAAAACTAAATACCTATCACGAGCATCTTCGCTAGAACTAGTCTTGTATGTCTCAACACATTTCCTCGCCCAGTCTCCAAGTGTCATATTAGAATTAATAATCACATGGTTAGCTTTTAGATCCTCGAGCCTTTTCTGATATTTCATTCCAAGTTCTAGCTCGGAGTTTGCCCGGATGTAATACCGCTTACCGTCATATGTAAATGTTTTAGTAAATTTATATCTTTTCATCAAGCCCTCGCAGCATAACTATTAATTAAAAAAGAACCAACAGGGAAGCAGGCAAGACCTCCTATTGTTGCAAAAAGTTCATAATTAAAATTAATTAGGTGCCAATATCCAGGAATTATGAAAAGCCCACATACAGGAAATATAAACATATAAAGAAATGGACCTTGCGAATTAAAAAAACCGACAGTGAGCATAGCAAACACAAGATAGTTAGCCGATAAAACATAATATTCCGGCTTAAATATAGCCAAGAACATAAATGCTGTAGGGAATATGTAATCAAATAACGCCCATTTAATTTTCTCTGATGTGCTACCCATTTTAATACCACCTTTCAAATCACGAGCATAAAGAAAAAATATATCCATTGAAATTCAAGCATTTAGCCAACGAAGCACAATACCAAATTGACAAAATCACGAGCAAATCACGAGCAATAACCAATGCGGTGAGGTTACCGCTATGGTTTAATTGCAAATATAATACGCAGTGTTATTTAAGTTTTTTTATTTCCTTATCAAAGTCCGAAAAGATTTTCTGATTCTTATTGTATATATCAAATTCTTCATTAGCTTTGTTAACAGCTACCTTGTTTGAAATTCTTCCTTTGTCGTGCAGAATATCATACTTGCGAAATGCAAGAAACGCATTAACGCTATTTACGAACTCTTCCATCGTAAACGTATTTTCACGCTCAATTAAATCTTCTATATAGTCAAAATATCCAGAAACAGTCCTTTCTAACCTTCGTATTTCTTCTTGAGAAAGATAATTTTTTGCAACAGAAACATCTTTTTTTAATATCCGTCCATCCGGAGCATTTTTCCAAGTAGTAAGTCCCATATGATTCTTCGTATGATCAGCATTTGAATATATGATTTCAGCTGCGGTTTTACCAGTAATGGCATAATGGAATTTGTTTTGAATCATAGCATAGAAATCATTTGTAGTAGGGGACTGCCTATCGTAGTCTATGCTACATTCTGCATATATGTCAGTTATTTGCTGATATATTCTTCTTTCGCTGGCACGAATGGAACGAACTCTTTCGAGAAGCTCTTTAAAATAATCCTTACCGAAAGGCTTTCCGTTCTTCAACATATCATCGTTTAGTACGAAACCTTTAGTAATATATTCTTTAAGTGTGGCAGTTGCCCATTGACGAAAACGAGTAGCTTGCTTTGAATTGACCCTATATCCTACAGCAATAATAGCGTCGAGATTATAGAACTGCGTTAAATAATTTTTCCCATCTGAAGCAGTTGCCGAGAATTTCTCGGTAACTGAATCCTTTATTAATTCGCCTTCAGAAAATATATTTTTTAAATGCAAAGATATGTTATCTGATGAACAACCGAATAACTCAGACATAGCCTTTTGAGTTAACCAAAATGTTTCATCTTTAAATGTAACAGAAACGGTCTCTTGGTGATTTTCCATCTCGTATAAAATAATGTTCCCAAAACCTTCCATATAAACCTCCTATACATATTTATGTAGCACACCGACACATCGCCCGATTATTCTCACTTCTTCGTAGTCAGTAACCATTGCATGATACTCAGGATTGCAAGGGTTAAGTATCAACGTGTCGCCATCCTGCGTAACTCTCTTTAGAGAAGCTTCGTTGTAATCTAATCTTTCAATCGCATATATTTGATCTTGAACAAAATCATAAGACTTTGAAATAAATACGATATCTCCATCATAGATATTGGCACCAATCATACTGTCGCCGTGTACTTTCAGGCAGTAATCCGCTTTAACATCTATATCTACTATAAATGTACCCTGGTAATCATCTTCGCATACAACACCATCTCCTGCGCATATAGTACCCATAATGGGGAGTTTGTGCGCTGAAGGCAGAATGATGTTAGATGGAAGAGGACGAGAGGTCGCTTTACTCTCTAAATCTGTTTCCACTAATTCACTGATGGAAAGGTGAAATATATCAGCAAGTTGCCTTAATACTCCCATGTTAGGTTCTGAATCGCCTGTCTCCCATTTCTGAATAGTAGTAAAGGATTTATAACCGACCATCTCCGCAAGCTCTTCCTGAGTTAGGTTTCTTTGCTTTCTTAAAAATCTTATATTATTTGAAAAGCCCATAAACAACTCCTTAATCCTAACTAGTTGATGTGTGCGTTCATTATATACGAAGTAGAAATAAAATCAAGCAAAGTTGATAAAAAAACAAAAAAGATTGAAATAATTTCAAATAAGCTATTGACACTTGAAATAATTTCATGTAAGGTTGTGACAATAAGGATTCAATATTAAGAAAGGAACGGTGAGGTAAATATGAAATACTCGCTAAAAGAGTTAAGGGCTAGACTCGGTCTAACTCAAGCAGAAATGGCTGAAAAGCTCGGAATCTCTACACAAACTTATAATTCATGGGAGAATGACTTCTCTAAAGTCAAAATGAAGGACGCTTTAAAGATCGCAAAGTTATGCGGGATTTCAATAGATGAGTTTAAGTTTTAATTTTTTTTAATCTCTACTTGAAAGTATTTCATGTAGACAGATAAAACTGAAGAGGTTTAAAAATGAAACGATCAAAAAAGAACATAGTTCTTAAAATAAGAAATATAAAAATTGAATCAGTTAACCCGGGAATTATAGGGTTCATTGGTGATTTTCTATCCGAAATTCCATTTTGGATAGATGGAGGCCTAATGCGCCTCGAGAAATCAAAGCACAAAAACTTAATAGAGTTTTGCATCAGCTGTATTTCGGCAGTAATAGGAAGTCTCTTAGCCCTCCTCATTTTACGAAAAACTGGGTGGCTATAAGAGAAGTTATAAAAGCTACAACAATAGGGGTTGCTACCGATTTAAAAATAAACTCTATAAATTTAGCTAATAGATCCTCTCGATAAAAAAGACCATTACAAGAAATATCGAAATAAGAAGGTAATCCATTCTGATCCATCTTAAGTTCAGAAAGATAATTGTGCTCGTGGAGAGAAATTACTGCTTTTACAACTTTATCTACAGATTTTTTCTCTACTAAATCATTGAGGTCATTGTAACTGTGAGCGTTTTTATTTCGGCAGCGATTCAGAATCGTTCGTCTAATACCTATTAGTAAGTACATGTTAAAACTCCTTTTTTAAAACAAAAATTACACTGAAATTATATCAGAAAGGAAAAGCGAAATGGAATCACCAATTACCAAATTAAGAGCCACAGAAAAAATGCTAGAAGAAACTCGAAACGAACTAGCTCGCACAAGAGAAGAACTGCACAATGCCAAAGAGGAAGTTAAAAGATTAACACCTAATAGCGAACCAAGATGTGGAATAAAAAACATAACCATTTCAAATTGTGTTCTAAAAGAAGCTCAAATTGTTACTGAGATACAAGAGTTGCTAGCTGATGAAATTAAGGCTCGACTATCAAAGGGTGTGTGTACAAGAGAAATTGCGCAGTTGGTCGAGCCTTTGGCCAAACTGAGGATTAAAGGCTAACAAGAGATTATATATTAAAAAACTCAAAAAATAGGAGAAAAAACAAAATGGATACAAACACCACAAGACAAATTATCTGTACAGCAATAAGAGATACCCTACACGCAATGAATACATGCAAGGACCTCGACATGATAATCGTTACACCAGATAAGGACGAAGTGCTCTTGTCATACGGAGATAAGGCACTGCGCGTAGATATCCAGGATATCCCGGAAGAAGAACTACCGAGATTCTTAATCGCAAAGATTAACTATGAACAGAAAATGACGCTAAACGACTATCAGCACGAAACGTTGAGAACAGGAAAAGAAGTAGGCGTAATTGAATCCGTAATGGGAATGTGCGAAGAAATCGGAGAAGTTGTCGGCAAAATCAACAAGGCTACATTTAGAAAGCATGATGCAGATGTGGGAGAGCTAATTGATGAACTAGGTGATGTTCTTTGGTACTTATCCATAACCGCATATAACGCAGGTGTACCACTAGAATCAGTCGCAAAACTCAATCTAGCAAAGTTAAAGCTAAGATACCCAGATGGATTCGATGTAGAAAGATCTAAACACGAAGAGGAATAAAGAAATGGATAGGCAAGCAATATTAAACGATCTTAAAAAAGAATATGGCAGCTTTCCGACTATATCAGATATATCAAGATATCTAAAAATTAGCCGTGCAAGTGTAAGAGACCTAATGAATGGCGTTGAGTGCTTGCCGGACGGAAGAAGCAAGAAATATTTTGCAGGGGATGTAGCAGACAAAATCTACAAGAACAGGAGCATGTAATGAGCAATAAAGAGTTATTCAAAGCCATATTTTCAGATGAGGAAGGTAATTTCCAGGTAATAAATCTAATCGGAACTATTTGCCTAGCGCTGCTATTCCCTATGCTGCACATATTTCTATATGCGCTAGGGTGCAGATAAAAGCGAGGTTAAACGTGAATAAGTCTAAAACTATTGAACCTTGCATTATCAAAGTGATTAAGCTAGCGCATGAAATGGTCGATAGCGGTACGATTGCAGGAGCAAAAATAACAACATCAGATGGATATGTAAATCTTAAACGCATGAATGGCAAAGTAACTGCGCAAAGAGAGGTACGACATGGATATTGAAAGACGAAGAAAATATTTTAAAGGAATTGTATCCGAATCAGCTATTACTAGAGAGTTCGCCGATCATGAAGAACCTAGACTAGAAGTATGCGAAGAAAATAGTGTGTTGTCAAATATAGAACCTTGGAGCGATGAAAAATTGCGAACAATTACATTCGATTAGGAGACTAGCCAAATGATGGAATATTACAAAACATGCGCCTATCCAAAGCCGCAGACCAGGAAGAAAAAGAAGAAGCAAAACGGATATAAGGATAAAGCAAGTAGATTCTGCGCGTATTGCGGAAAACCTTACGCTGAAAGACACGAGGTATTTGGTGGATCTAATCGCCAAATAAGTATAGATCTAGGCTTTCAAGTGGACGTGTGCCACGAGCACCACGAAGAGCTACATATGAACTGTAGCGATTGGGCGCAAGAAGAGAACATTAAACTAAGACGCTTTTATCAAAAGAAATATGAAGAAGAAAAGATGGACGAGGGAATGACCAGAGAGCAAGCACGTAATGACTGGATGATCCTTATAGGAAGGAACTATTTATGAATAGATGGAAATCAACGACAACCATACCAAGTATAAATCTAAATGTAAATCAAATCCTACATAAGGCAGATTCAATAGATGACACATTAACGTATGAGTCCGTGAAAAAAGGGTTTGCCTATGTAGCAAATAAGGAAGAATTCTTAATTCTGAGTGCATCAAATGGCTACCTCAGAATGACTTATGAGGAGCTAGAGGAAGTTAGAAAAGAAATAACAGGAATCTTAGAGGAAGTAGATAGGAAAAGATGGTAAACGTAGGATGTGTGTGTGACAGGTGCGGACACGAACACGGAACACTAAATGACAATAGGTCGTTTCGCTGGTGCAGGCGAATTAAGGGGACCGTCTGTGGTAAATGTTGTAATGAATGCGAATACTGTAATGATTGGCGCTGCACCTACGATCCAGCAGGAAGAGAGAAAATGCGAACGCTGGTATACGCAAACAGGGAAGCCGAAAGAAGAATCTTAAAGAATAAAGACATTATTAAAAAGGTAAGCGCTACAACAAGAAGAATGATTGAACAAGCTAACGAAAACCTAAAAGCGGAGATAAACGCTAGAGAAGAAGAATATGAAAAAATACGCGCCAGGGAAGGCGAAGAACCAGAAATGTTTTAAGGAGATAAGTATGAGCTACGAAACAAACGACGAAATAACAATGGATGCGTACATTGAAGAAAAATTAAACACAAAGCTACCTAAACTATTTTTTATCTCACAGCCAATGGCTGGCAAAACAGATGTAGAAATAGCTGCAGAAAGAACAATGATTAAAGAAAGAATTAAGAGAGAAATTAATCCTGCGGCTACCTTTATAGATTCTGTGCTAGATAGAGAAAAGATAAAAAATGAAATCAAAAATAAGAACGTGAAATCGGAATCACTATACTATCTGGCGGAATCGTTAAAACTGCTATCTACTGCGGACATGGCGGTATTTGCTCATGATTGGCTAGTAGCTAGAGGCTGCCGAATTGAAGAAACAGCAGCTAGACAGTATGGAATTGATGTGCACTACATATAGGAGAATTAATGAAAATAAACTACTGCGAGCTTTGCGGTTGCGGTACCGCAAGAGAGAAGCGAGAAATGCTTACACTAGAAAATTCAGACGGAGAGCAAGAAGTACACGTTCTATGTAAGGCGTGCGCTGATGCATTAAAGAGACAACTGATAAGGAATAGCAAATGGACTACAAAATCATAGAAGAACTAGCCACGCTTTCAACAGATGGCAAGGGCAGAAAAAAGAAGCTTATAAAAATATCCTGGTACGGAAAAGAACCAGGATATGAAATAAGAACTTTTGACAAAGACGGAACACCGCTTAAAAGAGCGATGCTAACAGAAGATGAATATCAGGAGTTAGCAAAATTCATGATAGGGAACTATTAATTGGAGATGCAGATGACTAATTATGAACTGATCCAAGAAATGGAAACATGGCAACTTGCCAAATTTTTACGCAAAGTGAGCGATGGTGAAACAGAATTTACAATCTGCGATCGTAAATGTGATGAATGTGCTAACGATACAGAAATGTGTGAAGCACTAATAGAGCGCTGGTTAAAAGAGGATTGCGAGAATCTAATTGCAGAAAAACCAATAGAGCTTGAACCTTGGCGAAAAATAATAACAAGACCACTAAATGACGAGGAAAAGGAAGAATACAAGGAACTCGGGTGGGATTATATATTAGAAAATTTACCAAGTTATGAAGAGGATGTACTTGTTACAGATGGTGACAATGTATGGGTGGATTACTTCGAAAAAGATGAAAACGGATGCGTATATCTTGGTGGAACTGACGAATGTGTAGACGGCGTTATAGCGTGGATGCCAATTAGGAAGTACGAACTGTAAATTTTGATAACTAAGGAGAAATACAAAATGAAAACGCTGCTTAAGTATCCAGGAGCAAAGAATCGAATAGCTCCATGGATAACAAAACACATTCCGGAACATAAAGTGTACTGCGAACCATTTCTAGGAAGCGCGGCAGTATTCCTAAATAAAGAACCTGCATATAACGAGATCCTAAATGACCTCGATGATGATATTTGCAACTTTTTCAAGGTCGTTAGAGAAAATCCTGAAGAACTCTGCAGATTGATAGAAGCCACGCCGTACTCGCGTACCGAATACACAACGGCGTATGTAGAGAGCGAAGAAGAGGCGTTATCTATCGAGCGTGCAAGAAGGTTTGCCGTTAAGTGTTGGCAGGGGTTCGGATGTGGCAACAAATATAAGAACGGTTACAGACGAGGTATAGGGGCTACAAGCCCTAATCCCGCAAAAGCGTGGGCGAGGCTCCCGGAAACGATACAGCTTGCGGCCGAAAGGTTAAAGAATGCACAGATTGAGCATAAGGACGCGCTGGGGCTTATAAGCGATCTATGTGGCGAAGATACATTTATCTACATCGACCCACCATACCTGCAGGACACGAGAAAGAAGTACCTATACAACCACGAAATGACAGATGAACAGCATGCGGAACTGTTGCAAATTGTCAAAGAGAGTGACTGCAAGATTATGATCTCTGCATATGAAAACGAATTGTACAACGAGTGCTTAAAAGGGTGGAAAAAAGAATATAAAAGCACAACATCTGAATGCTCGAGAAAACGCACAGAAGTTATATACATGAACTATTAAGGAGCGAACAATGGACGAAAGAAAATTTATAAAGAGCGCGAAAGAGCTCGTAAGAAACTACTACAACGACAGAGTGGAATCAACCGACAAGAACGGCAAAATTACAACGGATGATGTATTTGTCATTTGGTTCTGCAAAACCTTGCAGAATTCGAAAGCATTACTCAGCACCAACGTGCCAGACGGCATGTATTACGAAATTACATACAACGGAGATAAGAACGAGTGCTATCTTGACGCCTACAAGAAGTGGCAGAACGTTTGCATTGAGATGTAGGAGTAAGACATGAGAGAGATAAAATTCAGAGCGTGGGATAAAGCCCTTAAGAGCTGGACGAATTATTCGATAGACGATGACCTACTTATGTTCTACGACAAGCACGCGGAATGTTGGGAAACTGACCAAGAAGGTGAGCGATTTATTTTATGCCAATATACAGGGCTAAAGGACAATGAGGATAGGGAAATATACGAAGGCGATATTGTAAAAGCAATAAGTTTTGCGAGATGGATAGGAGTTGTTAAATATTCGGACGAAAACCAAGCCTTTATATTTGATGATTTAGATAAAAAATATAGAGGGAAGTCAACAGTGTTTATGAATCAGTTCGATGACGGGTTTGAAATTCTCGGCAATATCTATGAAAATCCAGAACTATTAAAGGAGATCGCAAATGATAATTAAATTAATAGACATGATATACGGGAAGCACAGTAAATTATACAGAAGATTTATTGATGCAAGGGAAGTAAAACAAACAACATAAAAATAATATGCTATGTAAGTAGCGGACACCATAAGTTATTTTTATAAGGCAAACAATGATGTAAAAATGATAATCTCTCAAACCAACGTCCGCTACTTCATATATATAGGAGCAAACAATGATCGACTTAATACTTACATTATGGATATTAGGAATTATAGCAGGAGTTAATGCGCTGCTATTCACTGCGCTAAACAAAATGGAAAAAGCAAACAAATTATATCTAGCAGCAGATTTACTTATCTCTGCAGGATGCCTAGTGATCCTATATTGGATATACATATAACTAAATCGCTATGACGGCGGCGAACATAAAGATCCTTTTTGAAAATAAATATACATATAAGAGCACAACGTAATTAAGTAGTCATATTCGCCACCTCATATATATAAGAAGAAAACATAAAAAATGAGAAAACAATCACCAGCCGCGAGCTGGTTTAAAAGTTCAATTGAGTATTAACAAGTTAGCGAAAATATAGATATGATTAGAACTAAAAAATATAACTGCGGAAATTATCAAGAAATAGAAATATTTAATATATCGCCAAGAAAAAGAAAATATGAGAGAGCAAGAAAGGTGAAAGAATCTACACCGGCACAAAAAAATCTCAACTCTAAAAGAGCACAGAGGTATTTTGCGAGATTATGCAATCTTAATTTTAGCGAAGGTGATTACAGCGTAGATGCTACATACGATGATGCACATCTTCCGGCTAACAGAGATGAAGCGCTAAGAGACGTTAGAAATTATGCGCGCCGTGTTAGGTATGAAATGGCAAAGCGTGGAAAAGAAGATGTTGAATTTGTATATGTAATCTCAAATCACAAAGGAGATGATACAGGTTCAAAAGCAAGATGTCACATCCACATGATTTTTAAAGGGGCAGATAGAGATGTTCTAGAAAAAAAGTGGAAAGCCGGATACTGCAATACAGATAAACTTAGATTTAGCGAAACAGGAATTACAGGAAAAGCCATGTATATGGCAAGGCAAGGAAAAAGCAAAAGATGCTGGGGCGGTTCTTTAGGTTTAAAAAAGCCGGAGCCGATTGTTTCGGATAGAACATTTACAAGGGGGCAAGTAGAGAGAATCATAAACGATCCAGGAGACGGAAGATTTATTTCAAAGTTAATAAATAAAAATAATAAAACTAAATACGTATTCACAGATTGCATAGTTGAACACGACGGCAGGCAGGTCGGATTTTTTTCGGAAGATCCAGGGGACGGCCTCGGATTTAGCGTGCTAATCAGAATGAGGAGGGAATGATGAGCTATTACATTAAATGCCCTTTTTTTATGGCGCATAAAGAAAACACGATTACATGTGAAGGCTGCATGCATTTTTTTGACACAAAGAAAAAGCATCGAAAACAGATTGAAAAATGCGAAGAAGGCGGCACGGAATGCAGATACGCTAAAAGACTTTTTGACTGCTACGAAATTTATCAAGATTCCCCGGATTTAGAATTAAGATTACATGAAGTTTATGCGGACGAAATGAGGAATCAAATATCCACGCTCGTTTGGAGATTAGCTAGAGAAAAGAATAACCAAAATAAGCTTAAAGAAAATTACGAGAGTGCTCTCGAAATTAAAACAAAAGATATAAACAGACTTACTAGGCAGCTCATGCTGGATAGAAAAAAGGTAGCAATTAATGAAAAAACAATTCTTGCATTGATGCACAAGAATAATCTGAGCATGACAGATATTAGCGAGCTTGTGGATAAGTATAAAGATAGCGAATTAATTTTTGATGCAAAAAGCGGAAAGGTGGAAAAGAAATGAATGCATTAATGGACGGTATTATATTTATAATGATTAACGCCCAAGTAGGAATAGAGATAGGCGCTACGGGCTGGAGTTATTTTTAAGCAAGAAAAAAACGAGGGGATGCCCCTCGTTTTTTTATTAAGCTGCCTTTATAATTTCCTGTGGTGTGAATGAGAAGTATAAATCGCTGCCAACCTCCGAGCTCTCGCGCTCATATAATACTATTGCCTTGTCAGGTGCAGCAGATAGCTTTATCTTTTCAATTGCATTTTCTTTAGTTTCAAAAGCTCCGATGCGCACACCGTTTTCAAGATCTCCTGCATATGGAACGGATGACACTCCGTCAGAATCTTTCATGAACCAGTAAGCCGTGTAATACTCTTCACCGTTTGGTCTAATTCCGTACCAGCAATCTAGCGAGTTCAAATATTCTTTGCAGTTGATTTTCTTTGTAATTTCGTTTAACATAATTGTAGCTCCTTTTAATTATCAGGGGTGGTAATTTTTAGGGTGTTTCGAGCCGTTGCAGCGGCTCGATTTTTTTTTTTTTTTTTTTTTTTATTTTCTCCAATAACAAAGAATTTTTTAAAATGTTTTTTCTTTTTCCTTCCTTTTTTGCTCGTTCTGTGGCAGCTTCTTTAATTCTCGGGGTAGTTTTTAAGTGTATGTGTGCTGTTCGTTTATCCATGTTTTACTTACCTCTTCCCTTAGCTTGTCTAAAGTATACCACCACATTAACACCTTGTCAACACCTTTTCAAAACTTTTTTAAAAATTTTGAAGCAGGCGAAAAAACGCATATCAATAGGCATAATTAAAGCTGGAGGAAATCATGGATTGGAACAAGCTCGAAGTAGAATACATAACAACAAATACATCATACGCAAAACTAGCTACTAAATATCACACATCGGCGCGTACTATTTCGGAATACGCACGCCGTCACGAGTGGAAAGAAAAGCGCAGGAAATATGTATCAGATACTGTCGGAAAAGCTGTAGAGCGCGTATCTAAATTAGAATCTATAGACTTGTCTAAAGAAATAGACATAGTACATAACTTGTCTAATATAATGAGCGACGCTCTTTTAGATCCAAAGCAGTTCAATAGATATCTGGTTGAAGAAACTGAATACAATTCAGATGGTTTTCCGGTATCAAAGAAAACCGTTGAGAAAAAATTTAAGCGAACAGATTTTAAACAGGTAAAAGATGCAGCTAATGCGCTGCAGGCGATCGAGAAAATGAGACGGTCAATGGAGACTATTCTTACATTCCAAGAAAAGGAAGATCTTAAGCTTGCGAAGAAAAGAATTAGACTTGAAGAGCGCAAGGTTAAATTGCTTGAAGCCGAGGCAGAAAACAAAAATATCAGCGTTGAAGAGGCTGAAAGCATCGTACTTGTTAACTTAAGTGATGAAGAGGTTGCGGAGGTAGAAGAATGAAAATAGCATGGGAACCGCAGCCACGCCAAAAAGTATTTATGAGCCGCCCAGAATACGAAGTATTATATGGTGGTGCAGCTGGAGGCGGAAAGAGCGACGCTATATTATGCGAAGCACTACGGCAAGTGCATATACCAAGTTATAAAGGACTAATCTTAAGGCGTACATTTCCGCAGCTCTCCGAGCTCATGGATAGATCCATAAATCTATATTCAAAAGCATTTCCGAGCGCAAAATTCAACGAATCAAAATACGTCTGGAAGTTCGGAAGCGGAGCAAAAATATACTTCGGAAATTTACAGAGGGAAACGGATAAATATAACTATCAAGGTAAGGCATACGACTTTATCGCATTTGACGAGCTAACGCATTTTACGCGTACGCAGTACATGTATTTAATGTCACGTAATAGACCGACCGCACCGGGAACGAGGGTATACATAAGAGCCAGTGCAAACCCTGGCGGAGTTGGTCACGGCTGGGTGAAAAAGAGATTTATAACACCTGCGCCGCCCATGACGCGTATTAAGGGCGTATACAAAATCGTTACCCCAACAGGTGAGCTTATAGAGCGCGTGCGTAGCCGTATGTTTGTACCATCAACAGTCTTTGATAACAAAAAGCTATTAGAAAACGACCCGTACTATATCGCAAATCTAGCTATGCTCCCGGAAGCAGACAAGAAAGCGCTGCTATACGGAGACTGGAATTCATTCAGCGGACAAGTGTTCACAGAATGGAATGACGAGATAGAACACTATTTAGACCGTAAGTGGACGCATGTCATAAGTCCGTTCAAGATTCCGGAAACATGGAGAATATTTAGAGGTTTTGACTGGGGATACTCAAAGCCATTTAGTGTAGGTTGGTACGCAGTAGATAACGACAATAGACTATATAGAATCAACGAACTATACGGCTGCACAGACCAGCCAAATACTGGCGTTAAATGGACTACTGAGAAGATTGCGAAGGCAATAAAAGAAATTGAGGATTCAGACCCAAATTTAAAGGGCAGAACAATATCAGCCGTTGCAGACCCTGCAATATTCCAGGAAAACGGCGGTAAATCAATAGCCGATTCCTTTATGGAAGCTGGCGTGTACTGGGAAAAGGGAGATCATACACGAATACCCGGTAAAATGCAGTGCCATTATAGACTAGCTTTTGACGAAAACGGAATTCCAATGTTCTATTGTTTCTCAAACTGCAAGGACTTCATCAGAACGGTACCGGAGCTAATTTACAGTGAAACCAAGGTAGAGGATATCAATACCGAAATGGAAGATCATATATACGACGAGTGGAGATATGTATGCATGGAGTCGCCTATTAACGAGCGGCGAGACGCCAGAGTAAAGCTATATGAGGGAACAGACGGAGCACACGACCCATTAAATATGATTCCTGCACAGCTAGGACGATACGACTTTTTCAAATACATGTAAGGAGCGAATATGAAAGACAAAAAGAAGAAACTGAAAGAACAGAACGCTAAAGAAGTTGAAAAGGCTAAGCCGTTAAGAGACCAGGGACAGCCAGAAGATGACGAGCCCGAAGAAGATCCCGCGCAAGCCGAGGGAGATAAACAGCTGATGAAGAGGCTAGGAATAGACCCAAAGAAAGCAGCCGAAGAACCTATCGAGGATGAAGAGGAAGAGCCAGACTATATAGAGCAGGAACCAGAGCCAACATCACTAGATGCGAAGGAAGAGCCGGAAACGGATTACGGAGCTTTTAACGAAGACGAAGGCAAAGAGTGGGACCCGAACTATGGCCGAAAAGGAATCATTGATGAAGAGGTTATAGGAGAGGCAAAGAACACATACGAAAAGTACAAGCAGAATCTTGAGAAGTTCAAAAAGCGTATTGTTGAAAATGAAAAGTGGTGGCAGTTCAAGCAGTGGGAAGTTATAGGGGATGCACAAGGAAAAGAAAACGATCCGAAGCCTGAAAGCGCATGGATGTTCAATTCATTAGCCAACAAACACGCTGACGCTATGGATAATTATCCTATGCCTAACCTGCTTCCACGTGAAGAGAGCGACAAAGGTTCTGCGTTGTCACTATCAAAGATTGTCCCATGCATACTAGATAACTGCGACTTCCAGCAGATATATAGTGATGCATGGTGGTACAAGCTAAAGCAAGGATTCTGCGTATATGCTACATACTGGGATAACACAAGAGATAACGGCGCTGGGGATATCGCTGTAAAGCAAATAGATGTTTTAAATCTATTATGGGAGCCAGGAATTAAATATATCCAGGATTCGCCAAACATCTTTCTAATAGACGCTGTGGATAACGATATCCTCGTAGGAATGTATCCAGACCTAGAAGGCGTGCTATCAAATTCTGCAGGTGCTGAAATCGTGAAGTACGATACAGAGCGTGACGATTCAGCATCTAACAGAACAGTTGTTTATGACTGGTACTATAAGCAGACTGTTAACGGTAGAACGATAGTTCACTACTGCAAATTTATAGACGGTCACGTACTCTTTGCATCTGAAAACTGCGAAGAGTATCTAGAGAGTGGATATTACATTTCAGGCGAATATCCGTTCGTTGTGGATAATCTGTTCCCGGTTGAATCTGAAATGCTAGGCTTCGGATATATCGATGTTATGAAATCTCCTCAGATGGTCATAAATAAGATGGACCAGATTGTCGCAAAAAATGCGGCGCTTGTCGGTAAACCAAGATGGGCTATTAACAAGAATTCAGGAGTAAACCCAGAGCAAGTAGCTGATTATTCACAAGACTTCTTTGAGGTAAACGGCAGAATTGAAGAAGGAAATATCAAACAGTTTCAAACAACGCCGCTCCCACCGCTTGTCATGAATTACCTCGAGATGAAAAAAGAAGAGCTAAAAGAAACCTCAGGCAATCGCGACTTCTCGCAGGGAAGTACGGCTGCAGGTGTAACGGCAGCAAGTGCCATTGCAGCATTGCAAGAGGCAGGCTCAAAACTATCTCGCGATATGATAGGCGGTTCATATAGAGCATACGTGAGATTAGTTAAGCAGATTATAGAATTAATCAGGCAGTTTTACGATGAACCTCGTTGTTTCAGAATTGACGGAGAGGGCGGATCGTATGAATTCATCAGCTTTGAAAATTCACTTCTCAAAGAAACAACAATCGATGACGTTACAGGACAGCCGGAAATCGTAAAGAAACCTATATTCGACGTTAAAATCTCCGCTGCCAAAAAGAACGCGTTTAATAGAGCGTCACAAAATGAGACAGTCAAAGAGCTATACGGCATGGGCGTATTTAATCCGAACAACTATGTACAGGCTGGAATGCTATTAGACGCTATGGACTTTGAAGGAGTGGAAGAACTCCGCAGGAAAGTAGGAGAAAACGGAAACCTTAATGAAAAACTAAATCAGCTAGCTGGTATTGCTATGCAGATGGCAGGCATGCTAGATCAGACTGTTGGAGCAGGAGAATTCACGTCGCAGGTACAGCAGGCTCTAGGGATGGAAGTAGCACCGCAGTTAAACGCAGCCGCATATGAGGCAAGGCGCGGTATAGATAGACCGGTAAACACAAGGGCAGCGAATATCAGAGATAGAGCAAGTAACCAAGCAAGCGTAGGAGAAGGTCATGACATCAGCAAAACTGACGAGTAAGAGAGATGAACAAGGCAAAATCACGTATACGTTAGATATCAAAGAGCACGCAGGCGAGAGCCATGTGTGCTTTGCGATTAGCACGCTAGTACATACAGTGTCGGATATGGTCGAAAGATTAGAAAGCTCAATCAATATCAATCCTGGTGATGTAGTGATAAGTTTTACATCGCATCCGGACAACGTAAATGAAATGATATACGCAAGAATCATATACACGGTTGCATGCAAAATGTTAACGATTCTTGAAGAGGGATATCCTCAAAACATCAAAGTGATTATGCCGTAGTCGAATAATAAATAATTTTTTTATATCATAAATCCGTAAAGATAAATGCTCGCGGGTAAGCCGCAGGAGGAACAATGACATATAGAGATTTTTACCTCTTCGATGGAGAGGGCGGCGAAGGAACAAGCGGTAATACTGGTGTCGCTACCAGTGCTGAAGAGGGCACAGCCCTTGAAGAAAAGAAAGATGATGATTTGTTTGACGATAACAGCTATGACGATAGCGAAGAAACAGACGATGAACCATCAGAGGGTGAAAACGCCGATGAACCCAAAGACCTATCTGCAGAGTTCGAAGAACTAATCAAAGGAAAGTATAAAGACTTATACGATGCGCGCGTTAAGGACACGCTTTCAAAGAGATTCAAGAGCGCAGAAGCAGATAGAAGTCGACTTGGTGAATATGAAGATGCGCTATTTGTGCTGTATGACAAGTACGATATTGAGCCTGGTAATCTTAACGGACTCAAAGAAGCAATCGCGAAAGATGGTGAATTGCTAGAAGAAAGAGCAGAAAGAGAAGGGCTATCGGTTGAACAGTACAAGTACCAGAAGAAACTCGAGGCGGAAAACAGAAGGCTTGAAGCAGAACAGAGGAAAAGAGCTGCTAAAGAACAAGCAGATGCACTGTACGAGCAGTGGGAATCAGAATCCGCCGAACTAAGAAATGTGTACCCACACTTTAACCTTAAGAAAGAGGCTAGTGAGAACCCTGAATTCATGAGCTATCTTGAATCTGGAATGAGTGTAAGGAAAGCGTTTGAAGCAGCACATATACAGGAGCTAATCTCTGGAGCTATTCAGATGGCAACCAAGGAAACTAGGAAGAACACTATTGACACAGTAAGAGCAAGGGGACTAAGACCACGTGAAAACGGTATGCAGTCCAAAGCTCCGCTAAAGGTCAAGAAGAACATTTCAAATCTCAGTAACGAAGATATGGATAGAATCAATAAGCGTGTAGCTAGAGGTGAAACCGTTACCTTCTAACTGAGTACTGAGTAAGGGGGAAACAATGAACGTTAGAAACTATTTCCTTTTCGGAAATCCAAACACAAATATCACTACAGATAGCAATCTGACGCCGGATATGAAGGAGTACTACGATAAGAATCTTATCAGACTCACAGGTCCGCAGCTAATTCACGACCAGTTTGCACAGAAGAGACCAATTCCAAAGAATGGCGGTAAGGTTATTAAATTCAGACAGTACAAGCCGTTCCCAAAGGCACTAACACCACTTACAGAGGGTGTAACACCGGACGGAAGAAAGCTCCAGATGACAGAGGTATCTGCAACAATCAAGCAGTACGGCGATTACGTAACTCTATCAGATATGCTGCTTCTCACAGCGCTAGATAACAACCTGCTAGAGTCACAGCAGCTGCTATCTGATCAGGCAGGAAGAACACTTGATACAGTTACAAGAGAGGTTATGCACTCAGGCACCAACGTACTTTACGCAGGCGGCAAGTCGGCAAGAGCGGCACTAACCAAGGATGACAAACTAACAGTAGATACAGTCAAGAGAGCTGCTAGAATTCTTAAGAATGCTAACGCTCCAAAGATTGACAAGTACTACGTTGCTATCATCAATCCTGATACCTCGTACGACCTACAGTCTGATCCGGCATGGATCGATGCATCAAAGTATGCAGGTTCAACTCAGATCTTCGAGGGAGAGGTTGGAAAGATTGCAGGAGTAAGATTTATCGAGTCTACAGAGGCTAAAATCTTCAATGAGAAGAGCACATCCGGAGCTAGAATCTACGGAACACTGTTCCTAGGAGCTAACGCATACGGAACTACCGAGATTGAAGGTGGCGGACTCGAGATGATTGTTAAGCAGAAAGGTTCAGCAGGAACAGCAGACCCACTCAATCAGAGAGCAACTGCAGGCTGGAAGGCTGCAAAGACCGCAGAGCTTCTAGTAAGCCCTTACATCGTAAGATGTGAGCACTGCGTAACACTGGAATCTGATCCAAACTAATTCATAAAGCTAGCCTGTAATTCTGCAGGCTAGCAATATTGATATAAGGAGAAAGAATTATGGCAAAGAAATACGAAGAGCTAGAAGCTGTTGAAACTATGGCAGATGAAGAGGCTACTGAGGCAGTAGAAAATACTGCAGATGAAGAGGTTACTAAAAATACTGCTCCGGTAAGCGATGATTACCTAGAAGAGCTTGTTGAAATAATGCTATTCAAGGATTCGGACAAATACTCCGATGATCTAGTGGTCACGCTTAACGGCAAGAACTACCAGATTAAGAGAGGCGTCAAGGTTATGGTGCCGAGAAAAGTGCAGCTAGTAATTGAGGATTCAATGAAGCAGGCAGGGCTTGCCGCTGACTACGAAGAAGAGGCGCAGCAGCAGTACAAGGAACTTGAGAATAGGCTATAAGGCAGCTATAACGCTGTGTAAAGCGAGGGCTGAGGCTCTCGCTTAATTTATTAAGGAGACAATATGAAAAGAATCAGCGTAACGGTAGATATAAACAAAGTAAAGTCCATCATTGTTAATGGACTAGTACAGTTCGATGATGATGCAGCGATAGACATCAAGCTACTTAATGGTAGTAGCTCGTTCGACTTTTCGGAGTATACCGCTGTAACAATCGAAATTATCCGTCCGGATGGAAAAGCTTTTGTTGATTGCATAGGAGACCACTTAACGGTTGAAGATGCAGCGCAAGGATTTCTAACATATAAGCCGGTTCCAGAAGTCACAAAACTTGTAGGTTTGTACTTCGTGGATATTTCCATATACACAAACGGCAAGAAGATGACTACATCAAGATTTACATATAACGTATCAGATGGAAACATAGACAATACCGAGATCGAGAAAGAAGAATATTACCCGGTACTTCTCGCACTTGTAAAAGAGGTATCAACATACAAGGCGGCAGAAGAGGCTAGGGAGCGAGCAGAGAAGTTAAGAGCAAGTGAGACTGCAGGTATTATCGCGCAGGCGAATAAAATTCTAGAGAATATCCAGGAGAAACAAGGATACTTAGATGACTTATATAGCGCATTTGTGCAGATAGCTAACGAGATAACCGGTAGTAACTTTGATGTTACATCGCTTATAACAGCGTCTAGTCTTGAAACCAGATTAAAGGGCATCTATCCAATCAAGGACGGTAAAGATGGGATTGAAGAAGGACAGCTAGGATTTGATAAGTCAAAAGGCTTGCTATACATAGGCGGTGCAGAAGTTAAGGTGTTAAATAAGCCTGAGGTTGCTATATCAGGAACTGAACCAGAAGATAAGAGCCTGCTCTGGCTAGACAGCGCGAGCGGTAAGGTTAAATACTACGCTGGCAGTACATGGAGTGAGGCTAAATGCTTTGCAGTATATAAGTAGGTGATGATATGGCAACAACTCTATTTAATCAGTGGGTGATACATAGTGGACCTAGAATTAGACTTACCGCCACAACGGATTACTATCGCGACGGCGCGTATATGTATTACCGAATTAATACGTATATCCACAACCTAGACTATAGCCAGTCGTGGTATGGGTGGTACCTAGATATGGCGGTGTACATAGACGGACAATATATGGGCACTACAAGGTTAAAACAGAACAAACCTATCAGATGGTCGGGTATTAGCAATTCGACGCCGTATTACGGAGTTAAACGTGTTTCTGGCAATGCCCATATCAAGATTGTACTAACATCAAACAAACCTAGATACGGACAGAGAGTGTGGGAAAGTGGCGGAGCTTTGCCGGCACCGCCACTAAGCACAGCCGGACTATTAACACTAAAAGATATAACTGAATCCGGAATGATAGTTAATATAAGCGGACTACCTACAGGATATGAAAAAGAGCTCCGCTTTTGGCACAGGGCAAAAGGTGAGTCGTGGAACCATATTGGAAATAAAACTATATCTAACAGCAGTAGAGATTGTAGCATGGCGTTTAACGACCTCATGTCAAATACTGACTACGAGATATCAGTAGAAGAATTCGTGGATGGCTACAAGATAACTTCGTTTGATTCAGTAATTACGTTACCTAGTGCAAAAGGAGAACTGACCACAACTACTACAGAAAGCGAATTGATAGCGGTTGAAGAGGTTAATTCAAACATTTCATATGCTAGAACGCTAGAGTGGTATATAAGGCCAGCAGGTGCAGGAAATTTTCAGTACATGGGAGAAGATGAACTATCTGTAGGTGTAAGCACCAAGGCGAGGAAGTTCGAAAAGCTCACAACAGGCTGTAGATATGATGTTAGAACGCTCATTAAACGCAAGGACACCGTTTTAAAAGAAACTATTATATCTGATTCCCTTAAACCAAGTAGCGCAGTTATAAAAGCTGAATCAGATACATATAGTAGCATCCAGGTGAACATATCTCACATGGTGAATACCGGGTGGGAACGCACTATAAAAGCGAAGTATAAAGCTGCGTTTGAATCAGAATATAGAGAAGAAAGCGTGACAACAGGAAGTGAAAGTGCGCTTATAAACCTAAAGAATCTTAAAGCTTTTACAGATTATGAAGTCGTGGTTGAAATCTATAGAGATTCCCAGATTATAAAGTCCTGGACTGAAAGAGTTAAGACAAGGGAAATGGGGTTTGTTGCAATTCCTGTTATCAAAAGCATTGAATCTGTTATCAGAACTAAAGATGCTGTTATCAATTGGTTTGTAAACGATGACAGAGACGAAATGAGCTATGACATTGAATACAAGATTGGTGAAAGAGAGTGGACGAGGCTTATAACAACTAAATATAAGCCAAAGCTCACAATAACTCTGCCTAGCGGTAATACTGAATATCTAATCAGGATAAAAGGATATGCCACAGATTCAACAAAGATATCTTATTCTCTAGTGGTGCCAGTGTATACATATTACCGCTTCGAATATGACAGTATTGTTAATGCGCAAAATGAAATCGCTTTAACAAGTACTGAGGTAAATAGGCTTATACGCTTTATCAATAAAAAAGTTGGTAGCAGCTTAACGTTTGTTGGAGAGGGCGAATCTATCACTTTAGAAAAGCATAATGAACTAAGAAGGGCACTAACTTTAAGCACGATTTCTAGCGGAGATATTAAAGCCGTAGATTGGATATCGCTCAAAAACAAGGTAAATGAGGGTTAAATATGAATACAGCAGAAGTAATTAAGACGGTTAACGATCGTTGTCCGAATACGTGCACTGACGAAGAAAAGATAGCGTATGTTAACGAGATTGAAAACATAGTTCAAAGAGAATTGTTAAATCTCGAAGAAAAAGACATGAAGAGGCAGGTAACTAGCGACACGCAAACAGAAGAGCTGTTACTAGAAAAGCCATTCGATTTAATTTATGTGTACTATGTGGCAGCTATGACTTGCCAAGCAATGGAAGAGTGGGATTCGTTCAATGCTTGGCTGAGTTTGTATAATAGCCGAGCAGTAGATGCACGCAACTATTACATCACAAAAAGCAACAGATACAAGAACTTAAGAATTAAAAACTTCTTTTAGGAGGCAATATGCTACTCAAGGAAATACAGCCAAAGATAAATGGCAAGCAGTCGGTATTACAGTTCAAAGGATATAACGCAAATGCTGTAATAGATGACGGTGAGATGAGGGATATGTACAACTTGTCATCAGATAAGTACCCTGTACTCTCTCAAAGAGCACCAAGAAATATCATAGATATGCCAGTGCAACATCCAAGGGATATCATCGTAAAAAACAATGTGCCATATATCATAGATAGATACGAGGTAGACGGAGAGATAAGAACATTTATCAAATACTCTAAAGGTGGCACAGACTACCAAAAACGAATAAATAACATCATACCCAAAACTATGGTGGCACATAATAATAAAATCTGCATATGGCCAGACAAGGTGTATCTAGATATTACAGATAACACCGTAAAGCACATGGACGCATCAGTGCGCGCCACGGCAACAATTAAGCCAGGAAGCATATATCTAGTTGGTGCAGATTTATCTGAATTCTCTGTTGGTGATGCTGTTGAGATATCGGGGTGTAAAAAACAGCCTGGAAACAACACAGTGATTGTTATCAAAAGCATAGAAGGAAGCACGATAACCACTTATGAAAACTCGTTCAGGATGCCTAGTGATGATGTGACTAAGGAGTCGTATGTTGAAGAGGAAGTAAAACTTGCTAGAGAAATCCCAGACCTTGATTACGTCATGGAAAGCAACAATAGATTGTGGGGCTGTAGGAGCGAGGACAACACAATCTATGCTAGCAAGTTGGGTGATTCGCTTAATTGGAATTACTTCCAGTCGCTAGCAAACGATTCATACGCACTAGAGGTTGGCTCAGATGGTGAGTTTACAGGGTGTGCTGCATATCCTACGCACCTAATCTTCTTTAAGGAGCATCATATGCATAAAGTGTTCGGAAGTATGCCTAGTCAATATCAGCTATATAGCACTGAGTGTTTCGGGATAAGAAAAGGCTCTGATAAATCGGCAGTAATTGTGAATGGAGTATTGTACTATCACTCGTTAACGGGCGTAATGGCTTATGATGGCGGCACATATCCGGTAATGATATCCGAAGCGTTCGGAGATTATCAGTTCAAATCAGCTGTCGGCGGAAGTAACGGTAAGAAATATTATATTTCAATGCTAAATGAAAGCGAAAATAAGCACAACATCTTTACTTACGATATACTTCGCAGACTATGGCACAAGGAAGATGAAACCAAAGTAACAGCCTTTGCCAATGTGAATAACGAGCTTATATACATAGCAGACGGCAACATTTGGACTACTACCGGAAAACGCCCAGAAGATGATATTAAGTGGTTTGCTGTATTCGGACCATTTGATGAATTCGTAGAGAATATGAAGTCTTATAAGAAAATAAATATGAGACTAGATATGCAGCCGGGAGCACAACTAAGGATAAGTACTCAAAGTAGTAACGGTGAATGGGAGCCAATATACGAGTGCGAAACGGAGCGAGGGAAAACACTTAGCGTACCAATCATCCCTAACAGGCAAGCGAAGTTCTCTATAAAAATTGAGGGTATAGGAAGAACAGATATTGAATCGCTTACAAGATACTATAGAGGCAGGAGTGATAGACCATGATAACTGTACCAAATAGAACAGACATGTCGGATGAAAGTCTTGCGCTCAGGACGATAGATGAAAACTTGCGAAAGCTCGCAGATGAAGTACTCATGGAAATCATGAACGTATCAAAAGAGCCAAACAAGAAAAAAGAAATATCTGAAAACAATGTAAATAAAGAAGCACCCAGAGTTCATATTGCTTATGCAAGTAGTGGAGATGGCGCAGTGGGGTTCAGCACCACGGATAGCACCGGAAGAACATATATAGGAATCTACACAGATTTTAAAGATGTAGCTAGCACAGATCCTAAAGCGTATAAGTGGACGAAAGTCAAAGGCGATAATGGCGTAAGCGTAAGTTCATATACTAGGTGGTATTATTTAGCGGTAGAAACTCCAGAGAAACCAGCGCTTAAAGTTCCTCCTAGACCGTGGACTATAACAGAACCTAACTACATAGAAGGGAGCCCAAACAATCTATACTATGTAGACCAGAGTGTTTTCTCGGATGGAAGCTTTTACTACTCAGATGTTCAGGTGTCAAGCTCATATGCTGCCGCTAAAAATGCATTTATCAAGGCTTTAGAAAATCACAAAAAAACATTAAAGCAACTTGAAGACTTAAGCAGGCAGACAAAAAAAGAAATCGCAGATGCGACGGATAGCATATCCAGGAAAATTAAAACAGAGTATTACTCGTCGGCCGATATGGACGACAAGATTGCTAATATTGAATCGCAAATAACACAAACGGATAACGCTGTAAATGTTAAGTTTAGCGAAGCTCTTAAAAACATAAACGATCTAAAGTTTGATTCGGATAAAAAGTATAGTGAGATAGTAAGTACTATAAGGCTAGATAAGAACGGAATATCTATAGGCAAAAGCGGTAACAGAATATCTATGAACCTAGATAACGACAAACTGAGGTTCATGCAAGAAGGAATAGAAGTTGCGTATATGAGCGATAACAAGCTATATATACAAAATGCGGAGGTGCTCAGAAGTATAAAGCTTGGCAAATTTGCGTTCATGCCGGATACCGAAACAGGCAGTTTATCATTTGGAAAGGTAGAAGATTAATGGCAAATACATGCATATATGAATTCATCCCGGTAGATAAAAAATACAGCTCCCTTGAAGAGGGATACGGATGCATTATACCGGGATACTCAACGGTAACACCAGTGGTTCATGGCACGCTTACAGATAAAATGAAGCCTTACTATTTGTATGCATCGACCTACGATGAAGAGGTAAGGTTAAAAACAGTTACTATTTGTGAAAACCAAAAAGTAAACGTGAATGAATTAAAGAGTCCAAATTCATATTTTATAACTGAAAGCGGAGACGAATTAAATTATAGATTTGAACTCCCGGATGTGCTAGTGCCTACCCACTATTTTTCGCCAGCATATCATGAATACGAACCGCTAATAGCATACATCAGCGCTGCAAACGAAAAGAATGCATTAAATGAAAGTGGTAAATGCATTACAAAAGTGGCGCTTTATGGCGAACCGAGAATTACGGTAGTCAAAAATCCTTACGAGTCAAATGCAGATGGAACGGCGAAAAAAGGCGGAAGCTATCGAACTGCACAGGTTCAAGTTGGATGGTTCCCTATAAACGTGAGTGGTGCGGCAAAGAAAGTAGATAAAGTAACTTTAAGTGGAAAAATCAAAAGGTCGAATGAATCAGTTTACAAACCTATTAACATCATCACGAAACTAGTTAAAACAGATACTAATGCATCTGGGTGGGTTACATCAACATATGATGTAACTGTGGCAGTTAATAAATCGTATACACACAGTTTTGCACTGTATGCATCAGATGGATTAGGTGGTGACGGAGTGAGCCACATGTTTTTTCAATCTGCTTTCAAGTTATTTGACTTTAGAGCAACCGGAAGAGGGTTCGCACTCGGCAAACCATCCGAAAGAGATGCGTTTGAGTGCGATTTAGACCTGGTTGTTACAAAAGGTGCAGAATTTAAAAGAGAAACAGTATTCAGAGGACCTGTTAGGGGACATAGAAACGGAGTAGTGATTACCAATATAGAAATTGCAAAGAACTCCGTGCTAATGGATTCAACTAGATTTCCCGGTGCAAGATATATATTTGAATTAGCACTCCCTAGAGATATGGTAGGAGAACAAGTAGATGAGAAATGGCTACCAGAGCTATATCCTGAAAAGATTTGCTCGGAGTTATACCCTATATGTGCACTAGAAACGAATACAGAGTCGGGACTGTACGAGCAATCAGCTAATGATATCTACCTTAAGGTATACCTAACGAGCGAACCTAAAGAAGATATCAGGATTAATTGTAAGTTTACAAAATCTATGAGCCTGGAGGCTCAGAACGCTGCAGGAGGTAATTAATGAGCGTAGGTTCAGTACATGGAATAACAACAGAAGTAAAAACTGTAACGAAAGATGTAGTTGTGGCTACAAATGGCGGAGTAGCAATGAGGTCTGTATCAGAATCAGAATTAGGAATACCTTCGGGTAGCAAAGTGATACTTGCACAAGTTCATCCAAAACACAGAGCAGGAGTAGACGATGTATGGACTGCAGTATTTTACGGGTATTCTTGGGATGATAAAAAAAGAAGTGTTGAAATTGCGGTAAATGGAAGATTAACAGGTTTACAGAAACAAGAATTTGAAGTAAATGTTTTATATTACTAGGAGGAATTTATGATAGGTATAGTACATGGGGGGGGGTAGAACAAAAACCCAAGAACGCGTTACACTGGGCAGTGAGTGGACTGCGCCACATAATGGAACGCTTGTATGCGCTGGACGAGCACAAGCTGACTCGGCATATATTTTTATAAAAGACAAAAATATTAATGCATATATCGGAATGCACACTATAGAGCTCAACCAACACTATGGTACGATAACAGTACCTGTAGTAGCAGGGCATGTGTACGAAGTTAGACGAGGGTCCTGGCAAGTTCAAAGCGATTTATTCATATACGAATCGTAATTTTAATAATCGACTACCATGCTGTAGTAGGATGTACTGGAAACGTCATCAACTGTTAAGTTGGTGGCGTTTTCTGCATTATGAAGAGAGCGAAAACGCACAAGCAAAAGTGTAATATGTAATAAAAAAAGAAAACCAGGAGGAAGGCATGGCAAATAAAGACCCATTCAAAAGTGCGTATAGTGAACAGATTGCGGCACTCGTTCAAAAGGCGCAGGACAACACGGCTAATTTTAAATATGATCCTATGACAGATGTGTCATATCAGGCACTAGCTAAAGAATATGCAAGGCTTGGAGATAGAGCAAATGAAAACACTCTAGCCAATCAAGCAGCATTAACTGGTGGTAGGGCAAGCACTTATGCAGTAAGCGCAGCAGCACAGGCACAGAATCAGTACAATCAAGCCTTAACAGATAAGATACCAGAGCTTGAGCGCTTGGCATATGATAGATTTAACGCAGATAGAAACTACGGCTTAAATCTACTTGGAACTATGAAGTCACTAGATGACTCAGCATATAGTAGATTTACTGATCAGAGAAACTTTAATTATCAGCAGGGAAGAGACAATGTCGCTGATCAACACTGGGATAAAACATTTGATTACCAGAAGCTGCGAGACAGTGTTGCTGATTCACATTGGGATAAAAATTTTGATTACCAAAAACAAAGAGATAATGTATCAGACAGTCATTGGGAAAGAAATTTCAACTATCAGCAAGGAAGAGACAGCGTGAGCGACTCACACTGGGAAAGAGAGTATCAGTTAAAAAAAGACTCAGCCTCTAGAGCAGGTCGGCGCTCTGGGGGCAGTAGACGCGGCCGAAAAGGAAGAAAAGGAAGAGGTGGAAGTTATCAAGAGCAATCAACACAGGTTGTATCATATGTTCCTAGTGTTGCTGCTCAAATTGCACAGAATGCAGCGAAAGGGATTTTAACAGGTAAGGTTAAAAAAGGTAAGTCGGTTAAATCTCAAACGTATAAAAAGGCTGCCAGAATGGGATACGCTCCTATAGCGTTTAGAAGAAATACACCTGCAGAGGCAAGAGCAGCTGCAAGAAAAGCAGTAAAGAGAATCATCTACGGAGATAATAAGCATTATGTAAGCAAAGATCCTGTAAGGCGTGCGAACGATATATTCAACAATACACAGATGGCAGGTATAAATAATAATTCGGATAGACGCGCGCTGTATGCTCTTAAAGGTTTAGTTGAATCTAAAAAATCTGACCTGCTTAACGCAGCGTGGACTGTTACCTCAACACCTACACTCGATCCTAAGAGTATGCACCAGGATCTACAGAGATACAGCGAACTAGGATATATCAAGAATGGAATGCTAGACGCCGACAAACTGTCAAAAGATGCTAGAGATGCATTTAGTGGATTTTATAAATACGTTGAGAAAACAAGACAAAAAGCTGAAGCGCTTAACTATATGGCGAAAGAAGCAGGTATTTATAAAACAGAACTGCAGTATGATACTAAAGCCGGCAAGTTCAAGAGAAAGCTATATTTAAAAGATAAAAATGGTAATGAACCAAGAGAGGGCGTGATTGAAAAGCCTAGCGCTGGTCAGAAGTTTGCTATAGATATTGCGCAAGGAACGCTAGGCTTCCTTGCTGATTTAGCTGTAGGCAAATTTACAGGCGTAGGAATACTGCCTGTAATGGGTGTTAACGCATTCGGACAAGGGGCAGGAGACGCGAGAGCCGCAGGCGCAGGTATATATTCTCAGTGGGGCGCTGGATTAACAAACGCAGGAATCAATGTTGGAACTGAAAAAATGTGGAGTACATCAAATATCATGAGGAACTCTACAGGTAGAGGACTATTAGATAATGGTGCTGAAAAGTTTGCTAACAAAATGGCTGCTAGATTCGCAAAGGGAACTGCTGCTGACGAGATAAGATACAAAGCAATTAAGCTTGGTCTAGCTGCATCAACCGAAGGTGTAGAAGAATTTATGAATGCAATTCTACAGCCTATATCTGATAGATTCTACGACCCTGATGCTTTTAAGAAAATAGCAGAAAACCCTACAGGATACCTTGCGGACGCTGTTTATCAAGGAATAGTAGGAACGGCAATAGGTGGAATTGTTGGTGGTCCTAGTGGTGTAAATATGAATATTGAACTGTCTGCAGAAGACAAGGAAAAAATACTGCAGGCAGGTCTTGCTATGTCTGAAAAGTCCAGTGCAAACAATTTCGCTAGATCGATTGACAAGAACAGACTTAAGGGCGGTAAAGTTCTAAACAACGCTATTCTGGATTTAAAACATAAAATTGAATCCGGAAGAGAATTGACAGAGCATGACCAGGTGCTTTTAAGCGCAGCAAAGAAATCGCGCATAAGAGGCGCAGAGAATGTATCAGGTAGTTTTATTATCAGATCCGAAGAAGGACTAAACACTGAATATGATAGAGAGAAAGCGTCCGTGCTTTTAACTCAAAAAGTTGCGAACAGAGAAAAGGAAGTAAGGAAGTATCTATATGAAGCAGATACACCTAAAAAGACTGTGGACGAACTATCATTCCCAGTAGCCAGAATATTAGAGGGAACAGGAAGCAGCGCAGATGTAGAAAACGTACTATTCACAGTAGATAACAATCCAGCTCTTGAATTAATCCAGAACGAAACAACGCAGGATTTAAACGTAGGAATGCTACCTAGAATGAACAACGGAATGATAATGGGCGGTGCTAGAGAAACGCAGCACTTTAAGAAAGAATTAAACTCATTTATGGGAGCGAGATACGAGAGCAACGTTGAAGAAATATTGCCAAAAGCAAAGGATGCCGCAAAAAAAGAAATGCTAGCATCTATTGGCATGAAAACAAATCCAGAAATAGAAAAACTGTTCGACGAAGGCGCAAAGGATGTGAAGGAAGGCGAAGAGTTTATAAACTATGCACACGCATTTAATTATTTCTACGATTCTGGAAGAAGAGGATTAGACTACAAGAATCTTGACAAGGCTATATTCCAAAGTGAGCTAGTACCTGCAGATATCCGTAAAAAGATATACGAGATAGGAAAAGCCGAGAGAGAAGATAATAACATCATTACAAATAAGTCAAAGCTACCGATAGGATTTAAAGCCGGAAGAGTAACACTTGGTGAGAACGTGAGCATGAGTAGCTCAATGATTAACGCGTACAGAACACTCGCTAAGTCTTTTGGTGTTGAAATATCTCTTGAAGAGAATATCAAAGACTCCGAAGATAACGAAGTAAACGGCTATTACAAGAATGGAACTATCCATATCTCCATGAAATCAGATAGCCCTGTCGTTGATGTTCTAAAACATGAGGTAACACACCATATCCAAGTTAATTCACCTAGGCAGTATGCAGCATTTAAAAAGTACGTGCTTGATGAATTCTATAACTCAAATCTTGCTGAGTATGAAAATAAACTCAACAAGTATATGAATGACTACAAGGATATATCACGTGCCGAAGCAGAAGATGAATTGCTAGCGGACGCTACAGATGTATTTTGGAAGGGCGATGCTGATGCAGAAGCAGCAGTCAAAACACTTGTAGAAAAAAATAGAAGCCTTGGAGAAACAATCCTCAAGGCTATTAAGTCTACGGTAGATAAGCTAAACACATTAAGCAAAAACGTTATAAATACATTAAAAGGGGAATACCGCGGTAAGTGGCTTGAAGAACTAGGAATCCTTGAAAAAGCACAAGAGATGTGGACTAATGCTTTGATGAATCCTGAAATAGATAAATTTGAAGAGGCTGTTAATAATAATGATGAAATCAAATTCATGTATAAAGGTAAGGATTCAGAGGGTAGAGATGTTTTCTCAATTTCTAGCAAAACGAAAAAGCTCACAAAAAAAGAAAAGCGAACAGAATTAACGGAGAGATTTAAAAACGGAGAAGTATTAACTGTTGAATTCGATAACGGCAAAGGTAGAAAGTATACAGCTAAGCCACATGAGGATTTTGCAGGAAAGAATTTTTACGGTGACAAACAAACAAAATCGATTAATGCATTTAATAAAAAGGTGAATCTATTCTATGAAGGGGATTTATCGAAACTGTTACAGAATTCGGAATACATAAGACCTGGAGATGAAAAGAAGGAACATAAAAATGTAATCAAATGGGAGTACTACAAAAAAGAAATTGTAATAGGAGAAACGCCGTATAAATTATTGATTAATGTGCAAAACCGAACTGACGGGGATTTTATTTACAACATTAAATTCGAAAAAATAAAAAAAGACCAACATTGGCAAGCTATCAATGAAGATAGTAAAAATAACGCCCATGTTGGTATTGATAGTGTAAATCTATCACAAAACAACGAAGAGGTCAAGGAAAAATACCAGAGAAAAAATAGTATCTTCGATATCCCTAACAATCAGCAGGCTGATTCTAACACTATCAGGCAGCTTAACAAGAAAATCGATGCACTGATTCTAAATCAGACTAAAACAAAGGGAACCATACCTAAAAGGTCATCTGTTGTTAGTTACCTAAAAGAACTAATAACAGAGGTCGGTTCAGATGTAAAAGCAGAGGATTTACGTATCGACTATCACAATCTTTATAAAGCAGCTAAATCAGGTGATGATGCAACGAAAGAGAGGTTATTAAACGAAATAACAAGAGAGATTGTTAAGAATACCTATGAGACTAATCGCATATCTCCAGAAATAAGGGATGTACAGAGATACCTTAAAAATATGACTATCTCTATCGATGAAGATTTAGAAGCAGAAATCAAGAATAGATACGGTACATTTGGGAAGTTTAAAGATTATATCGATGGTGCTTTCAAAATAAAACTTAATAAGAATATCGATAGAATGGAATACGCTGTTCCAGTTGATGACATGCTATCTGAAATGAACGAGCTGTTCGGAGACACTATCAAGGTTGACGGAAGAAGTCTAGACGACGTTACAGATTTTGTTACAGCTCTAGCTACAATTGCTGAGTATGCATCGGTAAAAGATAATAAAGTCTATCTTTTTGATGGCGGTGCAAATCTAACTCAGTACACTGAAAAGGAAATTGCTGAATATGAAGATGAACTAATAAAGGATGTTAAAGCTAATCTAGAAGCCAGTCTTGGCGAGATTAAGCCTATTGTTACTTATGCAGATAAGCAAGAGGCAAAAATCAGCAAGCTAAAAGCTAGCATGAAAAGAAGTGCTATGGATAAGCCAGAGCAGGCAAAGTCAAAGAAGCTTATAAACAAGCTGATTAATGACACCGGTTCGAAAATGCCGGCAGAAGATGCTATGAGAATTTATGAAGAGGTTTGGTCTGCTGTACACCAGGCAACGCCAAACGCTAGTGAAGCATATTCTGCAGCTGCTAGGCTATCAAATGCACTCCTTAATTCGAATGAGAATAATATAAAGGAAAACCTACAAACAAAGAAGCAAGTAATAGATCTACTCAGCGTAGGCAAAATCTATATTTCTCCAGAATTAGCAAAGAAATTAAATTACCAGGAACTAAAGGCTAGATATGGTCACGCATTAAGATTTACAACAGATATCAATAGCGAGCATACAATGCCTGCTGAACTGGTATATGACTTCTTCCAAAATAAACTAGGTGAGAAATACCCTGAACTATTCGCATCAGATGCATCAGATGCAGAAGAGGCTGTAAAGAACCTGTGTAACGCTGTAGATATGGTTGAAACATCTGCAGAGGCAGACGGTCTGATTAACGGTGAATATAAAAACGTTGCTAGTGATATCACGGAATTAATACTAGATAGCGCAATTTCTATGAAACCAGAAATGACCTATGCAGATAAACAGCAAGAGAAGCTTAAAGCTGCTGTAAAGGATGCAAGAAACAAAATAAAAGAAAGGGAAACTATAAAGAGACAAAAAGCAGAAAAGAAACATGAAGAGGAAATAGCAGAAAAAGACAAGGCTATAGAAGAACTTGAAAACGCTATTAAAGAAGAAAGAGAGTCAGTAAACGAGCTAAAGCGAGATTTAAGAAAAGAACGTAGCGAATTAAACAGGAAGAGCAAGGCAATTAATAGCATTAAGTGGTACTCAAATAAGCTATCAAATAAGCTGTTAAAACCTACTAATACGCAGTTCATGCCGGAAGAGTTCAGAAAGTCTATCGCAAAGGTTCTATCTGAGATGGATTTTTCTACAGATCGTGGCGATGCATTTTATGAAACACACGGATATAACAAGACCTATGAAAACTTCATGGAACTAAAAAACGAATATCGCAAGGTGCTTGAAGAAAAGAACGACGGCGACAGTACGTTTAGTTTTGTTGAGGATGAAGACTTTATGAATCAAATCGATTCAGTTCTTGAGTCTTTAAAAGAATCAAGGCTTGTCGATATGGATGCAGACACAATCGAAAGCGTAAGAGATGTTATTAGAGGTTTAGATAGTATTATAAATAAGCATAACGATATGCTTAAGTATGACCAGTACAAAACAATCAGCGAAACAGGAAATGCAGTAATTAACGAGCTCAGCAAAAAAGCAGAAAAGAATCGCTATGCTGGCGGAGCTAATGCTGTATCTAAGTTTATATTCTCGAGAAATATTAATCCGGCAGATAGATTTGCTGTACTAGGTGGCACGCTCAATAAGCTGTTTAAAGAGATAACAATCGGATTTGATGATCACGCTATGAATGTTAAGAGCGCCCAAAATGAATTTCAGAGAATTCAAGAGGCTGTAGGAGAAGATGCATTTAATACTATCTGGGAAGATTCAAAAGTAGAATCCTTCAAGCTGGAATCAGGGAAAACCTTAAACCTAACTCATGGGCAGATGGTAACACTATTCCTTCTCAGCGAAAGAAAGCAGGCACTAGAACACATACTTACTGGCGGTATTCAGACTGCAGAAGTTAAACCGAAGAAACTCGGCAAAAACACTGTACTTAGAAAAAGCTCCATGCAGAGAGAAAAGATAACGCGTAGTGATATTATAAATATCGTTAAGAGCTTATCTCCGGAAGAAATAAAGTGTGCAAAGATGATTCAGCATTATCTAAATACAACAGTTTCTGACTGGGGAAATGAAGTATCTATGAAAGTATGGGGATATAACAAGTTTACAGAAGAAAACTATTTCCCTATCAAAATTGCAAGAGAAACTGTAGACGCTAATGTTGAAGAGGCAGCGGTAACTAAAATTATAAATCCAGGATTTGCAAAGAAGACAAAACCATCAGCAAAGAATGCGGTTGTGCTAGATAACGTGTTAAGTGTCGCATCGAATCATATAAGCGCAATGAGTGCCTATCAGGCGCTATCTATGCCATTGCAAGACCTAGAAAATGTATGGAACTATAGAGGATATGGAGAAGATGGCGTAATTAAAGGCTCTGTTAGAGAGGCAATCGAGCGTGCATATGGTAGAGAGGCTAACGAATACATAGAGAGATTCCTGAAGGATGTAAACGGCAATATAGCAAAAAGTGAGATGCCTATCACAACCAAGATTATAGGAACAGCAAAGCGTGCTGCAATTGCAGCCAACGGAAGAGTTGCTATGCAGCAGCCTATGTCAATCGTTAGAGCATCCGCTGTGATAAATCCAAAATATCTATTTAAGAGCAAATATTCACGTGATGCGGTAAAAGAAATGCAGCAGCACTCAGGTGTCGCTGTGTGGAAAGACTTAGGCTATTATTCAACAGATGTAGGACCAAGCCTTACTAACGCCATGATTAACAAGGAAAATAAACTAGAGAAAGTGACTCTTGATATGTACGGATTCCTTGATAATATGACATGGGGTAAAATCTGGGGTGCTTGTAAACTCAAAGTTGAAGAAACAATGAACATTCATGAAGGAGATGAAGGATACTGGCAAGCGGTAAACGAACAATTTAGAGAGGTTGTGTATAGAACTCAGGTATTTGACTCTGTACTATCAAGATCTGAACTAATGAGGCAAAAGGATGTAGGATCATCAGTGTTAACAGCATTCTTATCAGAGCCAACTAAAACGTTGTCACTGTTCATTACCAATACGCAAATTGCAAAGCAGATGTATGATGAGGGCAATGTATCAGAAGCTAGAAAGCTAGTCGCAAAACAGTTTGGTTGGTTTATATCGTCGGCGTCGGCAATGGCGGTTATGAAATCTGTTTATGACGCTATGATAAGACACATTGCAGACGATGATAAAAAGGACAAGAATTTTGTTGAACGATTCTTTGATGCGCTTCTAGGGGAAAACAAACTCCATACAGACGGAAATCTGTTTGGGGAACTAAATCCTATAGCTATGCTACCTGTAGGGAAAGATATCCAGTCGGCACTACAAGGATATACCCCATCAAGACTAGATATGTCCCTATTTGTAAAAATTAGTGACGCATACAAGGCGTGTATAGATCCTAAAAATAGTCTAGTTACAAAACTTGAAAAGATTGCTAATGCTGCAGGTGTGTTCTTTGGACTTCCTGTAGATGTAGTTTATAGGGATTTAAAGGGCTCATTTGCATATATAGCATCAATACACGACTATTTCACTGGTGCAAATACAAAGCAAGATTTACTAATGGACTTCTCAAAAATTGAGAAAACATATGAAGGAAACAAAAGTTCCTTCAAGAAAATTGCGACCGACTCCGAAAAGTATGATAGTGACACAAGAGAAAAGGCTACTAAGTACATCCTTGAAAACGATAAAGACTACACAAGAGAGAGAATCGATAAAGAAACGATTAATCGCATTAAGAGAAACCATAATGATGAAATGGATAACTTTATCAAGAAAGGAAAGAATGAAGAGGCTGAAAAGCTCGCAAAGAGTCTTGCAGCGAGAAATAGCATGTTGGATGCAGAGGAGTATTTGCAACAGCGTATTAATAAGGTGAAGACTGATCAATTGAAGAAGATTGAAAATGCCCTCATGAAAGGTAACGTTGAAGAGGCTGAAAAGTTTGCAAACAAATTTAACAAGATGAATATCAATGTTCAAGGCGAGCAGTACACCTCTGATGTGGCAATGGAAAAATCGAAAGAGTGGATAAGAAAGGAATATCTCAAAGAAGTTGTCAATGGCCTAAAAGCTCAGAACAACTTAAAAGTTGAAAAACAACTCGCGAAGATAGAACGTATCGATCCAACAAATACCGATTTTCAGCGTGAAGAGGTGCTGTATAGTGCAAAACAAAGCATAAGATATAGCTACTATCCATATATCAACAAGGCTCTTGCTCGTGGAGACATTGAAACGGCAAGAGTATATGCGCAGAAAATAGAAGCTCTCTATCCAGGAGACCGCAAGTATACCGCAGATGCTGTCATTAAAAGGAGCTATAAATACGCTACAAGGAATAAAAGGAAGAAGAAAAGAAGGTAGATTTTGAGGCTGTCGAAATGACAGCCTCATTTCTTTTAAAATTATTAAAGTAGAATTTATAGAAAGTGTAGGAGGCACATATGGATAAAAACAAAAGAGCAAAACTAAGAGATGGTATTGCAATGATCATCACAGGTGTAATCGCTGTACTAATGGTATTTGGGGTTAATGTCCCAGTAATTAGCGACACAGTGATAGGTAAGGTAGCATATGTAATTGCATTTGCGATATCGTATGCGGTGAATCATTACTTCAATCACAACTACAGTGAAGAGGCGAAGCAATCACAAGAGTTGCTGGATTACTTAAAGTTAAAGGAAGCTAAAAAAATAAACGAATACGTACAGCATGTTGATAACTATGTAAATAAACAGCCTGTCGAAGAGGCAAATACAAATGAAGAGGTTAGCAACGAGGAAAAGACAAGCGAAGATAACGAGGATGAAGAGGAAAGCGAGGCGAAAGGTTAATGGCAACAAGGCAGCAGTTCGTACAGACGGCAGTTAGTTACCTCGGAGCGGTTAGAGGTTCAGCTAAACACCGCCGCCTTATCGATATTTTTAACCAGCATAAACCAGATGGCTGGCCAATGAACTATGTTGCACCGTGGTGTGCTGCATCTGTATCCGCTTGGGCGTACGAGTTAGGAATTGGAAATCTAATCCCAGTCAGCGCAAACTGCGGAACAATGATTTCTAAAGCCAAACAGATGGGTATATGGATTGAAAGCGATTCATACACTCCGAGCCCTGGAGATTTAATCCTATATGATTGGCAGGATTCCGGATATGGTGATAATGTGGGTGGACCAGACCATGTAGGCGTGGTCGTATCTGTTGGTGGCGGAATGATTACCGTTATTGAAGGAAACAAGGGTGCATCGTCCGTTGTGGGATATAGAAGCGTACCTATCAACGGTAGATATATAAGAGGATTTGTGAGACCGAATTTTGATGGAGTAAGCACAGCACCGCCAAGCTCTAGCTCAGGGGATTACGGATTATACAAAGTCAATTCATCCACAGGCCTTAACGTTAGAAAAGGACCTGGAACAAACTATGCAAGGATAGCTACGCTATCGAATGGCACGCCGCTTCGAATTGTGGAAATGAGCGGTAACTGGGGTAGATCCGTAGGAGCTGGCGGCTGGGTTTGTATGGACTATCTCACGAAATCGGGAGCAACATCAGCGCCTACATACACACCTAGTAGCACAAGCGCATACGCTGCAGGTAGAACATACCAATTAATTTCTGATATGCGCGTAAGAACCGGTCCAGGAACAGGATATAGACAGCGTGCATATTCTGAGCTGACCGCAGACGGCAAGAGACACGCACTCGCTGGAAGCCTAGCTTGCTTGCGTGCAGGTACTCAGGTAACCTGTTTAGAAATGCGAGGAGATTGGATGCGCATTCCGTCCGGATGGATTTGCGCTCGCCAGGGAAGCAAGGTGTATATCAAATGATGATAACAGCATGTAACTCTGCAATGAGCACTATTATTAACTTGATTATCGGAGCTATTGTCGGTATGCTAGGAGGGTACATAAGGTACTTGATAAAAAAACAAAAAGAGGGAAATGTTACTAACGAGTGCCTTGTAAAAGGCGTGATGTGGCTTCTCCACGACATACTCGAACCTGCATTTGATGAAGTTATAAATCGTGGCTTTGCATATTTGGATGAATACGAGAATTTAAAATCGCAATTTGAAATATACGAAGGTTTAGGCGGAAAAAACGGAATCAAACAAAGAATGACAATCGTAGAAATGCTCCCAAAAAAAACAAGGGGATGTGAATTAGAACGTATTTGATAAAACGTGTTGCAAAAATCAACGCAAATATTGAAAAATGCACGATTCAGAATTAACTCGTAATGAAGTGGTTGCGAGTTCGATTCTCGCCAGCAGCTCCAAAAGTAAAAGCCTTGAAAACGCCTTTTGATCGGCGGATTCGAGGCTTTTTCATTTAAATAATTTTAGGGTTTTTAAATAAATTTTAGTTATAGGACAAAACGCGTTGTTAAAAATCACTATAGTTGTTGAAATTTCAACGACTACAGCGAATACATCTTTTCATCAAGCCCTCGCAGCATAGATATTAATTAAAATCGATCCAACAGGTAAGCTGGCTAGTCCAGCTACAGTCATGTAATACTGATAATCAAAACCTATATAATATCCTGCAATCCAAATAACCGCACATACAATCATTGGAATGAAAATTGCAAATACGCCTTTAGATGCTAAAAAACCTGCAGTTAAAAAAGTGAATGCAAGGTAATTAAATGAAACAAGATAATAGTCTCTGCAAAAGATAGCTAAAAACATAAACGCTATAGGCAATATGTAATCAAACAACGCGTATCTAATTTTTTCTGATGTACTACACAT